CTACGAAGGAGCGCCGGCCATCAACATCAAGCGGCCCTACGGCAACAGCAGCGTGTGGCAGGACGTGGCCGAGATCATCGGCTTACAGCCTGCGGAGGATGACGACGGCGAAAAGCACTGGCCCAAGGGAGCGCGGGAACGATGCATGGCACTGCACCGCGAAACCGAGAAGGCGCTTCAGGTGTGCCTGACGGCGCAGACCTTCGAGCCCGGCGAATACGTGGCAGACGCATGGCTGCTGAACTGGCGTAGGGCCTAACGTGTTTTAGGCAACATCTGGAGATTCCGCAGCATGCAAAATCCCAAACTTTGAAGGACCGAACCAAAAATGAAAACTTTGATATGTCTGTGTGTCGCGCTTTTGCTTGCCGCCTGCGGCGACGGGCCAGAATGTGAAGCGGGCTTCGGTACGCACAAAGCGTTGCCGAAAGATTGCGCGCTTGTCGCGCAGCCTGAAACGCCTGTTGCGGCCCTAAAATGAAGTGGGCGGCGATGCTTGTTGCCAGCCTAGCATCTGTGATGCTTGCGTATCGTATTTTTTGGCGGAACGAGTGGACCGAAAATAACCGGGCGACACAAGATAGCGACCCAGGCTACTGGGCTTGGTCTTGTATCGTACTGACAGTAATCGCACTAATTGGGTGTTGGTCGATATCAGTGCTATAAGTGTTTAGTTCGTATGGATAATCGGCTTTTCATTTTATCAAATCAATCCGCTAGAAATGGCGTTGCCGAGTTTTCGAAGATCGCACCAGAAAATTGCAGAGTTACGTTTTCTTTGCCAAAACGTGGCTTGAGTATTAATGCAGCATTGCATGCGCATTGCGGAGAAGTTGCTAAAGTATGCAGGTGGGCCGGTAAAAAGCGAAAACTAGAAGTTTGGAAGCGATTATTCGTCGCTGCTTGGATGCGTTCAAATAACGAGCAAATTGAAATATTGCCAGCCCTTGACGGCCACGGTGTTGATGTTGTTTATTATTCGACGGCGGAAATGTCCCAAGAGCAAGTGCGTGATTTGTTGTCATTTATAGAAGCATGGAAAGCAGAGCAACAGGAGTTTGTGAGTGAGTGAACACGCGATACAAGCTGATTTTGTTGACAAGTTGAAGTTTCTTTCAATCGAAGGCATTGATGTTTCCTTTGCGGTGCCGAACGGGGGTCATAGACACCTCGGTGTCGCTAAAAAACTTAAGGCCGAGGGCGTGGAACCTGGCGTCCCGGACTGGCTTTGGCCAACAGCGCGCGGCGGGTTCGTTGGCCTGGCGATTGAGTTCAAGTATGGTGACGGCAATCCGACAAAAGAACAGCGCGGGAAAATTAACCGGCTTCAGGATGAAGGATGGTGCGCTGTTATTTGTTGGACTGCAAGCGCCGCAATTCGAGTCGTGCAGGGATATGCAGGAATGACGCGGGTGATTTGTAATGGCTAGTTTTTTTGCCGTAGTTGATCAAAACGTGGCGCGCAATCGACGCGGTGGCTATTGACGCTGCATTGGGGGCTGCTGAAACAGCCGTTTCGTCTGCAAATGCGCAGCAGGTCAGGGATGCATGGTTGCATGTACGTGAAATGGAATCGAAAGCTAGCTAAGCGTGTCTGACGTGAAGCGCTTGCGTCGCAAGGGCTGATGTTTTGGTCAAATTGGTAGTACAATCTAACTACAACCGCGCGACGCGGCAGTATCTTGCAGCGCGACGCTGCATAAAGGTTAGAAATGCCAACAGACTGGACGACGATACGTAGCGAATACGTCCACGGAAACGACTCGCAGCGTGAATTAGCAGCAAAACACAGCGTTAACCCTAATACCCTCATGCAGAATGCAATGCGGGGTAAGTGGGAAGCTGATCGCAAGCAATTTAAATCTAAGGTAAGCGCAGCTGCTGAGCAGCGGATGCTTGAGATTCAGACAAATGCATTGCTGGTCTACAACACTGAAGACTTAGAAGCAGCAAAGAAAATCCGCTTAAAGGCTATGGAGATGCTGGAAAAAGCAGCCTCGCCGCATGATGTGCGATCAATCGGCGGTTCTGTCGAAACTGCGTCGAAAGTGGCCCGGCTAGCGCTGGGCGCGGCAACAGAGAACCAGGCGGTTACTACAACTTTGTTACCAGCAAGCGTCGAGGAATTCGTCTGAGTCTGACAGCGACGCAGAAAGCATTCGCAACGTCTAGGGATGCATTCCCGTGCTTTGTCGGGGGATTCGGTAGCGGGAAAACGGCGGCGGCAGTAGCGAGGGCGATGGCGCTAAAAGCGCATTATCGTTCTGCGGACATCGCTTATTACCTTCCAAGTTTCCCGCTAGTCGAAGACATCGCTATGCGGCGATTCCCAGCACTTTGTGAGCGCAAAGGCTGGGCGTTTAAGACCAGAGGCGGCACAAGCCCGCACATTGAGTTCCCGGGCGCTGGAAGAATAATCTTCCGCAGCATGAGTACGCCCGCAAGTATTGTCGGTTACGAAGTCGCGCACAGCATATGTGATGAGCTAGACACTATGCCGCAGGCCCTGGCTGAAGCCGCTTGGAACAAGATCATTGCTCGAAATCGGCAAAAATGCGGGGTTGCGAATACTGTCGCAGTTGCTACAACGCCCGAGGGATACGGTTTTGTCTGGCACCGGTGGGTCAAGACTGGCGGGCCAGGCTATAAGCTGTTTCATGCCTCAACGATGGACAATTCGGCGAATCTGCCGGATGGGTACATAGATAATCTGCGCGCCACTTATTCAGAACGTGAGCTGGCCGCTTATCTCGATGGGCAGTTTGTGAATTTGAAGGCTGGCAGTGTCTACCCAGGTTTTGATCGCAAAGAAAACGCGACAAGTGAAGTAATCAAGCCTGGTGAACCGCTGCACATTGGGATGGACTTCAACGTGTCTCACATGGCAGCCGTCGTGCATGTGATTCGTGATGGTATGCCGTATGCGTTAGACGAGTTCACGGGCGTTTTTGACACGCCAGCGATGATCGCATTAATCAAGCGAGAATATCCGTCAAGACAGATTACGGTTTATCCAGACGCCAGCGGTGGCAACCGCAAAAGCTATAATGCTAGCGCATCTGATCTTACTTTGCTTCGCCAGGCACCTTTTTTGGTGTGCTCTAACGCAGCAAACCCGGCTGTCAAAGACCGTGTTTTGGCGATGAATAAGGTTCTTGGCAGCAGAGATTACAAGGTAAATATAGATAAATGCCCAGTTTACGCCGAGTGCTTGGAAAAGCAGGCGTATGACAAGCATGGCGACCCGGACAAAACTGGTGGGCTCGATCACAGTGTTGATGCGGGCGGTTATTTTGTCGCGTATAGATACCCTATTGTTCGCGCATCCGCATCATTTTCGGCTTTAAGGATCTAGCACTATGCATCGGATTTATGACGTAGCGACGCCGATCCAGGCGGTAGATTCTGACGCGGATGAAGTGGCGCTTATCGCGGCGTTGATGGGCGGTACAGCTGCAATGCGGAAAGCTGGAGAGGCGTATTTGCCAAAATGGCCCCGTGAAACATCAGAAGACTACGCAGCGCGGTTGGCCGTTGCTGTTCTGTTCCCAGCATTTAAGCGAACGGTCGAAACGCTTGCATCAAAGCCTTTCAGCAAACCACTAACAATTGGGAATGATGTCCCGCCGCAGATAACTGGCTGGCTAGATGATATTGATCAAGAGGGTCGGAATTTACATACATTTGCCCACGATCTTTGCGCAAGAGTTATGTCAGATGGGCTGGCTGGCATTCTCATAGATTACCCTGCCTTGAAAAACCTGCCAAACGGACCGCCTCAAAACCTTGCACAAGAGATTGCTGCCGGGCTGAGGCCGTATTGGGTAATGATCAGGAAAGACCAAATCCTTGGCTGGCGAGCCGAAAGAATGGGCGGCAAGTGGTCCCTTAATCAACTGCGCATCAAAGAGCTAGTACAAGCCCCGATGGGCGATTATGGCGAAGAAGCAGTAGAACAAATTCGGGTTTTAAGCCCAGGAAAGTGGCAGACCTGGCGTCGCAATGCGACAAATAAAACGCAATGGGAGATGCACGCTAATGGCGATACGTCACTTAAATTCGTGCCGTTTGTGCCGGTTTATGGAAAGCGTGTTGGATACATGCTTGGAGAATCGCCGCTAAAAGAACTAGCGTATCTGAACCTTTCACATTTTCAGTCATCTTCTGATCAGCAAACTATTCTGCACGTCGCGCGCGTGCCCATCCTTGCTGTTAGCGGGGCAGACGACGGCGTGTCGCTAGACGGGAAGCCTGAAAAATGGGAATTTACGGTCGGAACATCCGGCGCAGTAAGGTTGCCACTAAACGGGAAAATTGAGTTTGTTGAACATAGCGGCGCTGCCATTGCCGCTGGTGTTGCTGATATCGATGCAATTGAAGAAAGAATGCGGCAGGTCGGTGCCGAACTGTTGGTGTTGGCGCCTGGAAAAACAACTGCCACAGAAGTTGCTACCCAAAATTCGGTTGGTATGTGCGCGCTTCAAAGCATTGTGCTTGGGATGCAAGACGCACTTAATCAATCTCTTAGCGTCACGGCGCAATTGGCCAAGATTGGTAATACTGGCGGGACTGTTACGCTGTTCTCAGATTTTGCGGCGGCGTCTCTGCAAGAATCGTCGGCGGCTATGCTGCTAAATGCGGTACAAGGCGGGCAGCTTTCACGAGAAACATTCTTAGATGAATTACGCAGGCGAGGCATTCTTGGCGAGAATGTCAATTCAAAAGATGAGCTAGACAGAATCGAAGCTGAAGGCCCCAAACTCGGCGAAATGAACGGCAATGAGCCAGTGGTGCAATAAAACAAATATTGGTATACAATTGGCCCATAACCGTTTCAGCATGGCGCGTCAAGCATATTAGATGCGTACAGTAAACGAAAGGCTGGCCAATGCAGTCATATCACACGGAATCGACTTGCAGCATTACAGCAATGGGGTTGTGCGCCTGATTATCGGCATGTTGAACAAAGCAGATATCGCAATATCAGCAGAACTTGCAGCAAATTTGACTGCGGCTGAGGGCTCGTCTTTTAGCGTTGAACGTCTTGAATCAATGCTGGGTTCAGTTCGTCAGCTTAACGCAGCCGCGTACTATAAAGTTAGCGAAGGTCTGACGAGCGAAGTGCGGGCATTGGCAGATGCGGAGACATCGTACCAGACCGACTTGTTTGAACGTGTGATACCGCCGCAGGTGCGGGCTTCTGTTGGGATCGGCGCGGTAAACGTTTCTCAAGTCTACGCCGCTGCTGTTTCGCGGCCATTTCAGGGCCGATTGCTCAGTGAGTGGGCAAAGTCCATTGAAGTTACCAGGATGGCCCGCATTCGTGACAGTGTGCGTATGGGTGTTCTGCAACAGAAGCCGACGGGTGAGATTGTTCGTCAAATTCGCGGTACGAAGAAGGCTGGGTACAAAGACGGCATTTTTGAAATTGAT